GACTCTTTATTATTGTCGTTCAGAGAAGATCGGAAAAGCAGATAAAGTTTCTAAGAAGATTCAACGACAGATCATCGAAGAAATTGATCTTAAGCAATTAACAGAAGGTGAAGGCTGCATTGCCTGCGAGGGGTGAGTATGTACGTCAAAAGAGTCATAAAGTTTAGTGCCAGTTGGTGTGGACCTTGTAAAGCTTTGAATAAAATGCTTGAAGGTGCAGATCTAGGAGTTCCAATTGATAGTATAGATGTTGATGAAGGATATGAACTGTCCCGTCAATATGGAGTACGAGCAGTTCCTACATTAATTCTTTTGCAATGTGAAAAAGAAGTTGGGCGTTTAAATGGCGCAAAGACATTAGTAGAAATTCAAGAATGGATTAATCAACACTAGGAGAATATGATGAAATCGTCAGTAATAGCATTTTTAGTTATGGTTGGATCGTTTGGTGTAGCCACCGCATGTAAAGCAGAAGGTCCATATGATTATAAAGTAATTCGTGCGGTAGATGGTGATACTGTAGAGTTTGAAATTCCTGGACTTCCAAGCGAATTAGGTACTAAACTGAAACTTCGTGTACTAGGCGTGGACACTCCAGAAAAAGGTTTTAGAGCACAATGCGAATCTGAAGCTAAGAAGGGTGAAGAAGCTACTAAGTTTGCTAAAGAAGTAGTTGCAAGTGGTGCTAAACTTCAAATCACTCTCAAAGAATGGGATAAATTTGGTGGTCGTGTACTTGGTGACATGCTTGTTGATGGTAAAAGCTATAGCGCAATGTTAATCGAAAGAGGTTATGCAAGACCTTACTTTGGAGATAAGAAGAAGAGCTGGTGTGAATAATATGAATAAGAAATTGAAGTTGACGGATGAACGACAATACTTTAAGCCATTCTCCTATCCTTGGGCATACGATGCTTGGTTGAAACATGAACAATCGCATTGGATTCATACTGAAGTACCAATGCTTGAAGATGTAAAGGATTGGAAGAAGCGGTTAACATCTGAAGAAAAGACTTTTCTTACAAACATCTTTAGGTTCTTTACACAAGGCGACATTGACGTTGCTGGTGGATATGTCAATAACTATCTACCATATTTTCCGCAACCTGAAGTAAGAATGATGCTCTGCGGGTTTGCTGCTCGTGAAGCATTACATGTAGCAGCATATTCTCATTTGATTGAAACTCTTGGAATGCCTGAAACTACATACAATGAGTTTATGCAGTATGAAGAGATGAGAGCTAAGCATGATTTCTTTGCTCAGATTGCTGGACAAGATGCTCAGACTATCGCTCAACAGATAGCAGCATTCTCAGCATTTACCGAGGGTATGCAACTATTTTCTTCGTTTATCATGCTACTCAATTTTCCTCGGCATGGTAAAATGAAGGGTATGGGACAGATTATTACTTGGTCTATTGTCGATGAAACGATGCATGCCGAATCGATGATTAAATTGTTCAGAACATTTATTGAAGAAAACAGAGACATTTGGAATGATGAACTTAAATCTGAAATCTATAAGATTGCAGAAAAGATGGTAGAACTTGAAGATAAATTTATTGACCTAGCATTTTCAATTGGAGCAATGGAGGGATTAGATGGAGATGGCGTTAAGCGTTATATCAGGTATATTGCTGATCGTAGGCTTATTTCTCTTGGCCTTAAAGGGATTTTCAAAGTAAAGAAGAATCCTTTACCATGGGTAGAAGAGATGGTGAATGCACCTATTCATACTAACTTCTTTGAGAACAGAGCTACAGATTATGCCAAAGGTGCATTATCTGGTTCTTGGGAAGACGTTTGGGCATGAGTGAATCGCACAAGAGAACTATAGCAAGAGCCGTTTCTTGGAGAATTATAGCAACGTTAATTACTGCTATTTGGGCTGGATTTAATGCTGCGATTGTAATTAATGTGATTCTTACTATGTTACATTATGTTCATGAAAGAGTTTGGTTGAATATTAAATGGGGCAATGATATTCAATGAACAATAAATATTAGCATTAGAGTGAATATTATGGTGCTAATATGTGGCTGTATGAAGAAAAAGAAATAGATCATGAACTTTCAAATAAGTACTACGGCTTTATATACTGCATTGAGCATATGCCATCGGGTAAAAAGTATATAGGCCGTAAGTATTTCACTAAAGCTGCAACAAAGCAAGTCAAAGGAAAAAGAAAGAAGATCCGTAAAGACTCTGATTGGAAAGACTATTGGGGATCATCTACAAAACTCCTAGAAGAAATAGAAAAGCTCGGAAAAGAAAACTTTAAAAGAACAATCATACGATTATGTAAGACGCGTGGTGAATGTAACTATTGGGAAGCTAAGTTACAATTTGAACAAGACGTATTATGCGCAACTATGCAAAATGGAGAACCTGCTTATTATAACGATAATATCATGATGAAGTTTACTCGGAGAAACATAGGAAAGTAAAATGGCATCTTGGTATAAAAGACATAAAAATGGAAGAACTACTTATACAACAAGTAGTAAAGGCACTACTACTTCTACTTCTACTGGGAATAAAAAAAGAAAGGTCACCACTACTACACGACCAAATGGTTCCATTATAAGAACTATAATTGAAAAAGCGGCTGGCATGATTCGAAGATCTTCTAAGACGATACAAAAAAAGAGAAAATAAGTGTTTACTTATTTTTAGTATTATAGTATTATATACACATAATCTGCGTGTAGCTCAGTTGGATAGAGCCCTAGCCTTCTAAGCTGGTGGTCGGGGGTTCGAATCCCTCCACGCAGGCCAAACGTGGCCTCGGTGGTGGAATAGGTAGACACAAGGGACTTAAAATCCCTCGGAGAAATCCGTGCCGGTTCGAGTCCGGCTCGAGGTACCAAATGAATAATAGGTCCATAGCTCAGAGGTAGAGTCGCTCCCCTGATATGGGAGAGGTCGATGGTTCAAATCCATCTGGACCCACCAAATTACAACGCCCCGGTAGCTCAGTGGTTAGAGCAGACGGCTTATATCCGTCCGGTCAGTGGTTCAATTCCATTCCGGGGTACCAAACATTTCCTCAAAGTATGCAGGTGTAATGAAGATTTTATTTAGGAAGAATGAGATGAGTCCTAAGTTTAAAAAAATGTGTGAGATTTATTTGATATTTGCACAAGATTGGAAAGATTGTTGCGATTTTTCTTTAGAATCAAAGGAAGAATTGTTCCAACATGAAACGTATGGAAAAGAGATATCGTCTAATAATGGATTTTATGTTGGTAAAAAATATCTAAATTTAAATGTCAATATGTGGCGTGAAGATATTAAATATGGGTTTCTTTCAGAAAAAGAACTCTTTCAAGACGGAAAATTTCCTTCTTGGTGGTTAAATAAAGTATTAAGCTCAGTGTAGCGCAGTTTGGTAGCGCATCTGGTTTGGGACCAGAGGGTCGGGAGTTCGAGTCTCTCCACCGAGACCAAATAAAATAAGGGTGAGTTGATGCTATGGTGTGTGCATCTCCAGACTGTAAATCTGGTCCCTCCGGGTAAACATTGTCAGTTCGACTCTGACCTCACCCACCAAACAATAGCCGGTTAGCTCAGTGGTAGAGCATCGCTCTGATACGGCGGTGGTCGCTGGTTCAAATCCAGCACCGGCTACCAATTTTCGGGATCGTGGTGAAATGGTATCACAACGGACTTTTAATCCGTAAATTTTGGGTTCGAGTCCCAACGATCCCACCAATTTAGATGAGTACAAAATGAAAGTTTACATCGGTCCATTTAAGAAAAACTCTGACGAACGTAAGATTGATGTTCGCATCGATAAGTATGATACATGGAATATGGAGTCTACACTTGCATTCATTGTTTTGCCTATGCTCAAACAACTGAAAGAGACTAAACATGGATCTGCATGGCTTCCTGAATTTGATCAAACGTCCAATTCAGCACAATATTCTTTTGATTTCTATGAAGAAGGTGATAAACTTGCTTGGGAAAAGGGACATGAACATTGGAATCAAATTCTCGATAAAATGATTTGGTCATTTGAGCAGATAAATACTAATTGGGAAGATCAGTTTCATTCCGGTGAACATGACTTTTATTTTGAGGATGTTGAAGGAACTGAATATTCGATTATGAAACTTGGTCCTAATGATACGCATAAGTTTGATTCTGAAGGATACTTTAAATTTCAGAATCGTATGCAAGAAGGATTCGAATTATTTGGAAAATATTATAGAAACTTGTGGGATTAATTATGAAAAGA